TGATGTAGCTAATTGTAATTGTGTTTGAGCTAATGTAATTCTTTGTGACATAGAAAATATATTTGGATCTGCTACTGGCAGAATATCTATTCTGCTATCAAAGTCTGCTTGTTTAATTGTTCTTGCAGCACCTGGAACATCGTAAGGATATTCTGGTGGTAAGTATGTTGCAATGACAGAAGATAATAATTTAAATTCTTTTCTCATAGAGCCGTATAATCTTTTGTGTATTGCTGACATAACTTTAGATCCTCTCTCTAAAAGAGCTATCGTTGTACCTACAGCTGCGTTCGACTGACCTTCGCCCATCTGCATTTCAGATATGGCTGCAAATCTTTGACCTGCTTGAACCACAATACCCATTAATTGTAATAGAGTAGCTGATGGTTCTTTGTATGGTAGAGGGAAGAAAGCTTCACGTAGATTGCCACCTGGCGCATCTACATCTTTAAATTCACCTGGTTGTATTGGTGATGCTTCGTCTCTAACTCTCACACCTCTTTGTTTAAATCCTGCAGGTAAATTTGATAATGTTCCTGCATCTAATAATTGGCGGAGAGCGACTGTTGCAGTTCTACTCAATCCGCCAATCATATGTATCAATCCAAATCCGTAGAATCCTAGTCCTGGCAGAAATTTAAAGTGGACAAAATATTGGACTCTTTGTTTTTTTGGATCGTTGGGCGCATAGTTCCTTCTTATCGAAAGAACCGTTCCACTACCTTCTTCAACAGTTACGATGTAGGGTAGCTTGATACCAGTCGGCTCGCCGTCTGGACCAATGTCTTCGAAGCCTTCTAAATCTAGATCCACATGACACTCAAGAAGAGTATACATAGGAATTTGTTTTCCAGATTTTTTAGTGCCTTCTAATTCTTTTTCTTTTTTTGAAACGTCATCATTTACGCTAATACCTGGTGGTGTTAATTCAACATCAGAATAAAATCCTGCAACTTGTTGTTTACGTAAATCGTTTTCAGATATTTTTACTACGTGAATAATAGCTTCAGCTTCTGCTAAACTGTTTGCTGTGTAAGGTACGATTAAATCATCGGCAGGTACAAATTTAGAAACTGCTCTGCCTAATAAATCATCATAATAAACTTTTTTAAATGTAGATCCTGCAAGAGGTAAATGAAATAACATCGAGTCAAACTCTGGTTCGTACTCTTTCATCTGATCCATGATTTGATAATTCATGAAATCTTTTACTCTGTGTGCTTGCTGATCTTTTTGTGGTGTCTTGATCCCAAGAACTTGTGTTCTTACTGGACCGTCACTTGGTAATAATTCTTTGTATGCTGTAGCTTGGAACTGAGTTACTGCCTCTGCTAGTACAGGGTGCGTGGCCCCCGAAGCTCCTTGAAAGGGCTCTGTTCTGTTTTCGTATTTAAATCCTAATAGGTCAAGTCCATCTGTGTAAGCTTTCTCCCATTCTTTTCTGGACATCTTATAGTCCATGTAATTGTTTTTTAATTCAGAGCCTAACGGTTCTAAAATATCTTCTGGTAAAATATCTCCAAGATTATCAAAATGAGATTCTGTTCCAGGTACATTTATTGCACTTGGATCAAAGTCAATCGTTGCACCACCATCTTCTTCGGGTACGACTTCGACTGGTCCCTGTTCTTTAATTTCTTCCTTTATCTCGACCTCTTCGCCCGGAACTTTAATTTGAGTACGAGTGTTGGGAAGTCCTTTATCTATATCTGCCATTTAAACTCCTATGATTGTCTACCACGTTTAATTAAAAAATCCAAGCCCTGTGGTGTGGGTCCTGATCTTGGTGGTGGGCCTGATGATTTACCTGCAATTTTCATTATACCCCCACCTGCAGCACCAAATCTAGCTCCCTCTTCAATTAATTTATTCTCTTCCTGTAGTTGCAAAGGACTTTGTATATATGAACTTTGTCTTCTATAAGGCATATCAATAATAGGTTCTCCAGAAAAAAGTCCTGATGTTCCAAAAAATCTTTCTCTATTTGCGGGACTGCTTCTACCTTCAGTAAACAGGGCTTCGGTAACAAGAGAACCAAATTCGGGAACATTTTTCCTTAGATTATTAAATATTATTTCTTTTGTAATTCCAGGATACGATTTTTTAGCGTTTTGCAAATCTTTATCTGTTATATAAGCATTCGCAAAATCATTTATACCAAACATACCGGGAGCAACTCCTTGTTGTTCTTGTCCTGGAGCAGCAATCTGTTCAATATCATCTATTTTTGCATCTCTAGCGGCAACACCAATTTTTTTAAATATATTTTTTGTGCCACGAATATCCTCTCCCTCTAGTGATTTCATTACCTCATAATCCATAACTGCTTCTGGTTGAAATTTATTTTTAACATTTTGTTCAGCGGTTTTTATAAATTGTTTATCTACCTCTAATTGATTTTGTCGATCAACGCTTGTAGTATAGCCGTATTCACTTCCATCTAATACAGCTTGGTTAGTTTCTAAATTAGTTTTTGCTGTTTCTAATTTTTCTAAAGAATCTTTGTAGTCTCTTGCTCTTAAAATTATTTCTGCATTTACTGGACCAACTGCGTCTTCAAACTTTTTTCTGTCCGCCATTTTACCTTGATTACCGGGCAACAAATAATCTGAACCCCTTAATAAAGCTTCACTGAGTGAAGCCCCCTGACCCATATCATACAAAGAAGCTCCAGCTACCCAAATGGCTTCTGGTATAACACCAAACTTCATTACGGTTCTACCTATCTTTGCTGCTTTATTTAAAAACTGTGCTGCGTTTCTAGCCTCAGCTCCGGGTTTAATTAATTTTGGATTGTTAATTTTTTTTGCACCACGTGCAATACATTCTTGTGTAGGCGCTCCACCTGTTTGAAACTCAATACGGCCACCGTCTGCTTTACCACAACCAAGAATACCTAAATATTTTGCCATCTCGTCAGCGAGTTGAGGATTCTCTGCAACCTGTGTTTTAAACATACCTGTAGTTTTTGTCTTGGCTGCAGTTAATGCACCCCCTGCTGTTTCAGCACCGCCGCCTAAAAACTCACCGCCAATTTTTAATCGAATATTTAAATCTTTTAACCTTTTATCAGCTAATGCTTTATTTTTAAAAGCATCACTTCCTGGTGTGTTGTAGTCGTTTATAATTTTATTAGCTCCTGTGTTTTTATCAAATAAAGCTAGTTGATAGCTTTTAGTTGGATATTTTTCCATGGTTGCCGTGTGATGAAGCTCTAATGGGTTTTGAATTTTTGTTCTTTCTGACACTCTAGGATCTCTCTGAAAAAAATTATACATTTCAGCGTAAGTAGGAACTCTTTCATATTTAGCAAAATAACTTCCTAATAATTTATCGGGTCTATCATATTTAAATTTTTTAGCTGTTTTAGCAAAATTCATTGTGTTTTCGTAGTCAGGGTGAGCAGTTATTGGCACACCTGTATTGCCCTTGTATCTATGATCTCTGTAGATGATATTTTTATTAGTATCTCTAACGCCAGCAAATTTTCCACCCTCTTCATAAATTTCAAATTTAGGATTACCAAACTCTGCTGCCACACTCATGTATTTTAATAATCTGTTATTCTCAGCTTGTAGTAAACCAGCTTTTCCTTTTAAAGGACCTTTTTTATATTCAATGTCTCTTCTTTTATCTGATTTTTCTTTTCCTCCTTTGTCATAATAATAATCCATTACGTTTTTAATTATTTTTTCTCTATTTTTTAAATATGTTTTTCTTTTACTTATTTTTAATCTTTGTTTGTATTCCACTGGATCTTTAACTAAATTTACAGCTTCAACTCTTTTAAATGAAGGAACCGATAACCATTTATTTTTTGTATAAATTTTTCCTGTATCGGGGTCTATTGGTTTAAATTCTTTTAAATTGTTTAGTTTTCTAACTTTACCAGCTTCAAAGTTTTTTTCTGATTTTGTTTGTTTTAAAGAATCTAAAGTATACATACCATCTCTTATGTCTTTTCTTTGACTACCGGTTAAATCTTCTACTTTAATACCGTTCTTTTTTGCAAAAGCTTCTGCTATTGTTTTCTGTTTTTTAGTAAATGGAATTTTACCAGCATAGCTTCCTGGTTCATCAACCAATCCACGTTTAGGTGTTGTAACAGATCCACCTTTCCTAAACCTTTCTCTAGGACCTGTAAGGTAGTCCATCATCTGTTGATATTCTGCGATCTTCATTATTCTCCTAACATGTAGGCTATTCCGCCTTTTGCAAAGTCTTCACCTTTTCTTGCTGCGTCTACTGCAGCTTCCGCTCTACCCACTTCAAACTCGCCGCGTTTCATCTTTTTAATTTTTTTACCTGTTGCAAATTCTTCCATAGCTCTTGCATCGCTACTTAAAATATTATCAACACTTTCTAAAATCTCTCCATCAAAATCTGCATTACCATCTGGATCTACATTTACAGGAACTTCTTCTTGTGCTCTAAAGTCCCCCTTAGTTTTAACAGCTTTACCTTTTGATTCATCTACAACTACGTAACCAGGTGGTTCGTATTCTATCTCATAAGATTTGGAATAATCATTTTTACCTTCAACAAACACTCGACCATCATCATGTTTTGTTACTTTAATACCTGGTAATTCTTTAACCTCGTATCTCATCATGTCTGCATCTATCTTTTTAGCCACACCTTTAGACACAACTTTATCTACAAAGCTTGGAAACCATGTAGGCATCGTTGTTGTTGTGTTTTTAAGTTGAGCAATTTTTGCTGCAGGTTTTGCAAATTTAAATAATTTACCAAAGACAGGTATTGATGCTAAACCACCCATAAGTTTTAAAAAATTTCTTCGACCTGGATTAGGTGGGCCACCTTCTTTTAAACCTATAATTCCACCCGTTGCATTAGGTTTTCTACCCTTAACATCAAAATCTTTTAAAATATTATCTTTTCTGTTTCCTATTTTTTCTTTTAACTTTTTTCTAAAATCTTTGCCTACTTCAGGAAATTGATAGCCTGTTGATTTTTCTATATTTTGTTCAAGTGTTCCACCTGGTTTTAATCCGTCCATAAATTCTTTTTTTAATCTAGCTGATTCTTCTCTTTGTTTTTTTAAATATTCTGCAAACTCTTCAGATGGTGATTTCTTCTTTTTGGATAATAATGTTTTAATATATTTAATTATTCCACCACCTCTATTCATGCCTATTCTACCACCTTGTGCCATAGAATCTGGTTCTGCGTTAGCTTTGTTAATAAATTTCATTATTCCGCCCCCTTTATTCATTTCTATTCGACCACCTATGGCGTTAGGTTTTCTATCTTTTGTTTTTAAATTCTTAATCATCGTTTCTGTTTCTAAAATACTTTTATCAATCATTTCAGAAGTTAAACCTTCGTATCTGCCTCCTTGAGTTTCGTCGATATAGTCTTTTCTAAATTTTTGAGCAGCTTGATTCTCTACAGGTAGTTTAATAGATGATGGTTCTAAATTTTTTATTAATTTTTGATCTGCATATAAAGATTCTAGAACTTGTTCTAGATAGTCTATTCTATTTTGATCAGCACTGACACCTTGTTTATCTGCAAAGAATTTCATTTGATCAGATATCTTAAAGTCTTTTAAATTTTGAGATCCTTTCTTGCCAGATGTTCCAGCTAAATATTGTAATAGTCTTCTAAGTGGTGTGCCACCAGCAAACATTCCTATTCTTGCAATACCACCTTGTGCAAAAAGATCGGGATCATCACTTGATTGCATTGGACCCATATCACCTTTAATAATTTCTTCTAGCTCATCTAATTTTGTTTTAGCATCACCCTCTGATATATTTTTATATCTACCTCTTCTACCAATAAGTGCACTTGCTTCTTTCATAGCTTCTATACCTGTCATGTTTCTTGTAGAAAAATCTTGAAACATTTGATTCTGATTATCCATTGCTTGTAGTTCAGGGTCTACAGCTGGTTTTTTCTTTATAGTCTTAGGTGCTGTGCCTATGGTAATATCACCGTCCTTAAATAATTTTTCTATACCTTGTGACTTGCCGCCTTGAATAACTTTAGGTTTAAAACCTTGAAAAGCATCTAAAACTTTATCATCAGCTACTTTTTCAACACCTTCCATCTTGGCTTGGTCGCTAGGATTTAATGGTATACCTTTGTCCATTTTTTTCATAACCTCTTCAATACCTTCTCCTTGACTACTTCTAAGATTTTTATCAATGGTTAGTTTCATCTCAACATCAGTTAAAACTCTTTTTAAATCATCTGTGCTCTTAATAGCTTTTTCTGCTGAGATAGGAGTGTACCCACCCGCTTTAAGCATATTAAACATTTCGTTAACTTTTGTTAGAATTTCTTTGTTTTGAGGGAGAGAAGCTATACCACCTTTATCTTTAACAAGAATTTGTCTTGCAAGAGTGTAAGCTATCTGTCCAATTTTTTGTGCCATTAATAATATACCTTCGGTCTAGGGTCTTTTTGTTCATCTAGATAATCTTCAGGGTGTCCGATAAGTCCGCCTTGCCTGAAGCGCATAATAGCTTGTGTTGTAGAGTCCACAAGGTCGTCGTAATCACCGTTCGGGAATGCTGCACATTCCTCAATCACCTCCTCTGCAAATTTCTGATCTGGCGCCCATATCATTCCAGACTCGAAAAGCGGTGCAACGGCATTTACCCTAGCATGTTTATCGTTACCTTTACTAGGTGTGAAATTAATCACTGGTATATCCATCTGTCTTAACTCATAAGTTAAGGGAAGTCCA